TTGTATAAGGACCTTATTCCTAAACAATATAAATTCCTTAAGTATATTAAAGCTAAAAACAAAAAGGAATATAAAGTTGATCAAGTAGAGGCAGTTGCTGCTTATTATGAGGTTAGTAAGAAGGAAGCTAAAGAATATATTGATATGCTTCCTAAAAATGAATTAGAAGATATAATGTTACAAATTAATGGATAAATGTTTAAACCATCCGTGGGCAACAGATCAAAATGGATTCTGTTGGAAATGCTTTGAAGAAGTAAATCAACAACATATGCGAGAAGAATTATTAAAAGAAGGCATTGAAGTGCCTACTAGATTAGATTCAGTAGTTACAACAATTATAGAACAATTTAAAGAACGTTCAGCTCGTGGTAAGGCAAAATATGGTGTTGATTTAGATCGTACTGATCTATCACTACTAGAATGGATTGAACATGCTAAACAAGAGCATATGGATGCTATCTTGTATTTAGAAAAGATTAAACAAATAGTTAGTGGCAAAGAAAAAGTTTACTGATGTTGAGTTAAAAATAAAAAATTACCAACAACCAGTAATTAACCATAGTTTCCAGCGTAGCGTCTCCTACTCTCAGTACTCGATGTGGGCTAAGTGCCCACATCAGTGGTACTTGACTTATGTAGAGAATAAGCAACCATATCAAGCTAGTATTCATACTGTGTTTGGTACTGCATTTCATGAAACATTACAATCCTACATTACAACAATGTATGAGGAAAGTGGAGCTGCTGCTGATAAAATGGATTTAATATCAATATTTCAAGAGCGATTTAGAGAGGTATATGCTAAAGAATATAAATCAACAGGTGCACATTTTAGCAATGCGGAGGAAATGGGTGACTTCTTTGATGATGCTGTAGCTATATTAACGTTTATTAAGAAAAACCGTAATAAACTATTTACAATACGAAAAATGCGCTTGCTTGGAATAGAATTACCACTATTACTAAAAGTAGGTAATAATTTATTCTACAAAGCATTCATTGATTTTGCTTTATATGATGAAGATTTAGATAAAATTTACATATATGACATCAAAACATCTACCAGAGGATGGTCAGACAATGACAAAAGAGATGATGCTAAAATCTCTCAAGTATTGTTATACAAGCAGTACTTTGCGCAACAATTTAATGTGGATGTGGAAAAAATCGAAGTCGAATTCTTCATCGTTAAACGTAAAATCTGGGAACAATCCGAATATCCAATCCCGAGAGTCCAATCATTTAAGCCAACAAGCGGAAAAAATAAACGCAAACAAGCAATAGATAATTTTACAAATTTCATTGCAGATTGCTTTGATGATGTTGGTAAGCCTAAAATAAAGTCGTACCTTAAAAATGTAGGTGAGAGCTCATGTAAATGGTGCCCTTACAACGATAAACAAGATCTTTGTAATAAAATGCATTCTTCCTTATAAACGTATATATTTATATCAAAATATAATATTATGGGAAACAAAATGCAATTAACAAGCGTGAAGGTTCCTGAAGATTTATTTGAGCAATTTAAAATTGCATGTGTTAAGTACAAATTCAGCGTACAAAAATTAACAGAGCGCTCAATGTTCTTATACCTAACAAATGAAGAATTCAGAAAATCAATTCACAACCAATTAGACACACAATTTACAGGAAGTATTTAATTTAGTTACATGAAAGAAGGTTATATTCCGCAAGAAAAACGTAAAAAAATTTTATTGCTATGTGATGATATTCGTATGACCAGTGGTATTTCCACTATGGCACGTGAAATCGTCATTGGCACCGCGCATCATTACAATTGGATAAATGTAGGTGGTGCTATTACCCATCCTGATAGAGGTAAGCGTTTTGATCTTAGTGATGACACTAATCAAAATGCTGGTATTAGTGATTCAAGTGTGTTCCTATACCCAACAGATGGATATGGATCTCCAGAATTAATTAGACATCTAATCGATATTGAAAAGCCAGATGCATTGATGATGTTTACTGACCCAAGATATTGGGTTTGGTTGTTTCAAATGGAACACGAATTAAGAAAAACATTACCGATTATTTATCTTAATATTTGGGATGATTTGCCTTATCCAATGTATAATAAGTCATTCTATGAGTCTTGTGATTGCTTGATGGCAATTTCAAAACAAACAGAAAATATTAATAAGTGTGTATTAGGTGAAGAAATAGCAGATGAAAAAGTAATTAAGTATGTTCCACACGGTATTAATGAGAAGTTCTTCTTCCCTATTACTAAAGAACATCCTGAATACTTAGCATTACAAGAATTTAAAAAAGCACTTTACCAAGGTAAAGAATATGATTTTAATTTGCTTTACAATGCTAGAAACATCCGCCGCAAATCAGTTCCTGATTTGATGTTAGCTTGGAAGATATTCATTGATCAACTAACAGAAGATCAAGCTAAAAAGTGTGTATTTACAATGCATACTCAACCAATAGATGAAAATGGAACTGACCTACCAGCAGTACAACAAATGATGTTTGGTAGAAGTAAAAAATACAATATTGTATACTCTACAGGTAAGAATCCATCTAATATTATGAATTTACTTTATAATGCTTCTGATGTAGTAGCACTTGTAAGTTCAAATGAAGGATGGGGATTATCACTTACTGAAGGTATGATTTGTGGAAAACCAATCATTGCTACAGTAACAGGTGGTATGCAAGACCAAATGCGATTTGAAGATGAAAACCACGAGTGGATTAAATTTACTCCTGAATTTGGTTCTAACCATAGAGGTAAATATAAAGATCATGGTGACTGGGCTTTTCCAGTATTCCCTTCAAATCACAGTTTAGTTGGATCAGTACCTACACCTTACATCTTTGATGATAGAGCTGAACCACATGATATAGCTGAGCAAATTATGAAAGTATATAAATTAAAGATGGAACGTCCTGATTTATATGAAATGATTTCTCAACATGCTCATGAGTGGGTTGTATCAGACGAATCAATGATGACAGCAAGAAAAATGGCTGAAAATGTAATTGATGCTATTGATGAAACATTTGATAAATTCCAACCTAGACATGCATTTGAATTTATTAAAGTAGAACCACTTGACGAACCACTTCATTTTGTAAAACACGTTATCGCACAATAATATGAAACAATTAGTTATAATCAGTTGCCCAATTGACACTCATTCAGGTTATGGAGCTAGAAGTAGAGATATTGCTTTAGCACTTATCAAATCTGAAAAATATGAAGTAAAAATATTGCCTCAAAGATGGGGAGCAACACCATTTGGGTTTTTAAAATCAAGTAATCCTGATCATAAATCAATTATTGATTGTATTTGGAATCAACCTCAGTTGCCTCGTCAACCAGATGTTTGGATCCAAGTTACAGTACCAAATGAGTTTCAAGCTGTAGGTAAATTTAATATTGGCGTTACCGCAGGTATTGAAACTACATTATGTGCTCCACAGTGGATTGATGGTATTAACAGAATGAATTTAACCTTAGTATCTTCAGAACATGCTAAAAAGGTATTTGAAAATAGTTCATTTGAAGAAAAAAATAATCAAACAGGTCAATTAGTAAGAAAAGTTGCAGTTGAAAAACCAATTGAAGTATTATTTGAAGGCGCTAATACAGACATTTATAAAAAATTAGATAGTACTGAAGGCGAAGTAACAGAATCAATTAACGATTTAGTTAAAGAAGACTTTAATTATCTATTTGTAGGTCACTGGTTACAAGGTGAAATCGGACAAGATAGAAAAGATGTTGGTATGTTAGTTAAAACATTCCTTGAAACATTTAAAAATAAAAAATCACGTCCTGGTCTTATTTTAAAAGTATCTGCTGGTAACTATTCTATTATGGATAGAGATTCCATCTTACTTAAAATTAGACAAATTGAAGAATCAATGGAAGGTGATTTACCAAGTATCTACTTGCTACATGGTGAATTGAGTGATGAAGAGATGAATGAACTATATAACCATCCTAAAGTAAAAGCAAATATATCATTTACTAAAGGTGAAGGATATGGTCGCCCATTACTTGAAGCCTCAGTTACAGGCAAACCAGTAATTGCTCCTAATTATAGTGGACATATTGATTTCCTTGATGCTGAAATGTCAATATTACTACCAGGCCAAGT